TCCTTGGCGATAGCCTGAATAGTTTGGCAGGGATAGACAACTGCCCACTGGTGTGACCTGCAAACTTGGCAAACCTTTTCTTCTTCTACGTATCCTTGATATGGCTTATGCAATTCCACTACTGCACGAAGGGCTTTTAGAATAGGCTCATCTGCCATACCGTCCTGTGCTGTGTGTTCTAAAGTCTCCAGCAATTCTTCGTGAGTCATTAGCCCACCTTCTGCCATTTTGTGTCGCACAACTGAACATTATCGGGGCAGAAATAACCCGCCCAAGGCTTGCTAGTTTTCTTGGACACGCCAGTCTTGTAAACCATTACGCCATGCGCGCACTTGTAGCTGGTTGAGTTTTCTATCGGTTGGGCTGCTAGTGCATCGCCGAGGATTTCCATGCCTTTAGCCCATGGGTCATCCTCTGGCACTGGCTTAGATGATGCTTCCTTAGATCGTGCGGAAGCCACTTCATCCTGCGAAGCTCGTTTTCCAACTTTTGATAGTCCAAGGTTAGCCAACGCTCTGCCAATAGCAGAAGTTTCAGCAAGCTCCGGCGCATTGGTCGGGGCAAACTTATTGGCTCCCTCATATTCCGTAGCCCAACCAGTAACCACAACGCTTTCATCACGATTAGTCTTAACCGATGCTTTGCAGACCCATTCCAAGCGATTATCAGCTCTTGTTTCGCTAAACAAATCAGTCTGTATTGATCCAGCAGGATACATTTCCCAAAACTTGTGAATGCGCTCATCCACTGTTTCATAGTTCTCCAAATCAAACTTACTCATCATGCCCCTTCTTTCATCCAGTATGCAGGTACTAGATACTCGGTCTTTATCTCTGGGTACTCAAACACCTTGCTCAAGCGTACTCCCAATATGGCTAGCTGCTCGAACATCCGGCGTAGCTCTTTGTGGTTCCACTTCTTTGCCATGATCAGGGCTCGCTCCTGTTCGGTGTAGCCCCCAAATGTGCCATGGCGTTCATACTTGAAGCCATATTCAGCGCAAGCTTCCTGAATAGGGCAGTCAAAGCAGATACGGCGAATGACCCTCAGTGATAGCCCCTCGGACTGTAAATCACTCTCGGTCATGTAAAAGTAATCAGTGTTGATGCCGCGGCAATTGGCTTTGCTATCATCTAGCCGCTTAATCATGGAGCTTGCCTGTTTCATAACCTTGTCGGTATCCATCGTCATGCCCGAGTGTGTAGCCAATGAGCATTCCTAAAAATGCAAATACCAGCAGTGAAATGCCTATCCATACTATTGTTGATGTTGCCATGGTGACCCCCTTCAGGTCTTGGTTATCACCAGTATGGGGATTGGGCTTGTGGAAGTCAAGGGTTTAGCTAAAGTTTTTTCCAGCCCAAGTAAATGATCCATCAGCCCTCATGGGTACGGCATACGGGGTAATATGCTTTCCGGTCACTTCTAGTATTCCAAACCCTAATTGCCAGTTTGCAGCCCCTCTAGGCCTCAAATAAGCCGCTTTACCCATGTCCATGAGGTGACCTACCTCGAGAGCAAATCGGCTCTCTAATCGCCCATTAAAGCCCTTAGAAACCCATACTAGCCCCTGCCTATGGGTATGCCCGCACACGATAGATTTGCCCGTAGCTTCCATAAGTTTATATCCGGTCATTCCGGACACTTGGGATATTGACCCCTCATCCCCATGCGCAAGCAAAACATTGGGAGCAATCTCAGCCATCTTTTCATGCCATGTAATGCCGAGTTCTTTGAGCCCCACTAGGTCTTGGTATCGGATACCCCTTAGGGCTGCAATGGCGGGAGCTTTGCGCTCGATGTATCGCTCGAGCCGGTCGGTGTGATTGGATCGTACAAGGTGGAATGGTTTATCTGCTCCGAGTGCGTTTCTAAAAGCCGCCAAAACACTTCGAGTGGAGTCAAGGTCAGATTGGATGGCTGGGCTGTACTCGCCTCGGTATCCATCTTCCCATCTACTGACCATGGGTAGGTCGGCTTCATCTCCGACACACGCAAGAGCATCTGGTTTAACACGCTTAACAAATCCAATGAGAGCCCCTACTGCAGCCGGATGATGATACGGAATCTGCAGGTCAGATATTACAACAATCCGCTTAGTAGTCGGTGTCGTCATCCTCAGTCAATTCGTCAGGGATTTCTTCCCATAGATCATCATCGTCATCTTCGTCTTGTGGTTCTTCTTCAATGACTGTGGTGCTAGGAAAAGTCCAATCAGGTATTTGGTTCAGCACAATGTCGAAAGCTTCAGCTCTGGTAAAACCTACCCGCTGATATGTAGTGAGTAACCGGTACGCTTCTAATGCATTGGCAAGCATTGGCGATAAGGGCTCAGCCATAAGAATGAGGTCTGGGTTATCTTCATGTTCCATTTGAGCCCCTTTCGCGGATACTAGGATAGCGTTTTATTAAGCAAGATTTTGTAAATATCATCCACACGCTTGGACAAGTCGCTGACCTGATCCTTGAGGCTCGAGCCGCCATTGGGTCGAAGCTCGGCAAGGTAATGCTTCACAAGAAACTGGACAAGGGCAGCCATGCCACCAAGGGCAGTGAAGGCCACTGTGATGACTGCAATCCAGTTGCCAAGGTTCATGCCTTGGGCTTCTTTCCGTTCGCACCAGATAGTCCAGCAGCCACGATTGCTGAGAGAATGGAGCGGTAGTCCAGCTCAAAATTGGTGGCTTGCCAGCAGACAAGGAAACCGGTAACGCCCATCATGATTTGCTTGCTGTCGAGTTTCATATGGTCAGTTCCAATCGCTCAATGGTTTTCTTTACATTTGCTGGTGATTCCACAATCTCAAAATGCATCGGGTCTTTTCGATTGCGGTAAAGCCCACCCCATCTGAGCCGGTACTTGTCGCATAGTTCTAATAAGGCATCTACTTGCTTGGGTTGGAAAGTGTCTTTAGCCCCTAACGGATGCTTGGTGGCGTTAAGGTCAATGGCTGTGCCGCTGGCATGGTTGCTTAACATATCCGTTGATCCACGCACTTGCCGGTAGGCATAACCCCAATCATCGAGTTGCTTGCCTTCCAGTTTCTCCACCAGCTCATTGAACTCAGCAGCAAAGTTGATAAGGATAGGCGCAACTTTTTCTGCCACTCTAAGCTTGAGTTGAGTGTTAGGAACAAGGTAAGACTTGATGCCGATGGTCTTGGGGTCGGGTGATGCTGGCCATCCGTTCTGGCTGCTTGCCATCTACATCCCACTCCCAATCATCCATATTCGGCAACATTTCTTCAGTGCAATCGCCGGTTAGTAAAGTAATGCTGCAACTTCTTCTTCTTCAAGCCCAAGTGCGCGTAGCTTGTCTGCTGCGCTTTGTCGCTTGGCTACCTTGGCTGCCTCTGCTGCCTCTTGTTCTGCTCGCTGTGCCTCCGCTGCTATACGATCAGCTTCCAGTTGAGCAATTTCCTCAGCGGTAAGTTCAACCACTGTCTGCTCTCCGGTCGAGCAATCAACAATGAGTTTGGTGGGTTTGTCTGCCATTTTTCTCCTTATGAGTTCTTAATGCCATATAAGTCAAAGCGTGATCCGGTATCAAAAGAACCTACTGTGTTTAATAATGTGATTGAACTAATTGCAGTAGTATCATTAAATAAAGTAGCAGTAATCTGTGCATAAGCATTTGTTGTTGAATTATCCTCGGAAGTGCTTGTACTGGATACAGGTTTTGTAGTACTTCCAGCATAATTAGGAATATAAATTTCCATATTTGTAAAAGTATTTGCAGTATTGTTTGCTGCATCTACCCTGCCAACCAAAATAGATGCAGTGGATGTCACTGTAGCACCATCACTGTACAGAACTATTGAGTGTAAATTTGTATCTACTGTAGCCCCATTAAATCTAATTTTTGTATAATCAACAGTGCTCGCCCTGTCAGTTCGCACTGAACACAAAATCATTAAGTCAGTATAAGTAGCAGGAATAGCGGAAAAAGTAACGCTTGCTTGGGTTCCGGTGAGGACTTGTTTAGCAATAGCGACATAAGTAGGTGATGGCATAGTGTCTCCTTACGCTGCCTTTATTCCGTAGAGGGTGAAAGTGGAACCAGTTTTGTAGTTTACTCCAGTTCCCAAAGATAAGGTTAATGAAGTAATAGCTGCAGTATTGCGCCATAATCCAACCAAGCGAGTAACATCTCCAGAACCATTTTGGTCATTGGAGGCCTCGGATAAAACTGTTTTGTTCGTAGAGCCAGCATAAGAAAATATATGTACTTTGAAAAATCCCGGAATTGTTGTCGAAGTTCCGGTGTTACCAAATCCTAAAGGAAATCTAGTTTGGTTCGATGACCTAGTGCTACTGGCAGCGGTGCCATTTCCCATAATTTCAGTACGCGAATAATTTGTTGCCGTGTCTCCATTGAAACGAATTTGTGGAATCTCTGCTGCTGCCGAGGTGGTTACAACTCCTATTAAAATTAAATCGGTATAGGTTGAAGGTATAGAATTTATCGTAACGGTGGCTGAGTCAGCACCCAAAGTTGTTGTGCTAATTGGCTCGTAAGTTGCTCCTGCTGGCATTATGCTTCCTTAATTCCGTATAGGGCAAAAGTTGAATTATTGGCGAAGTTACCACCAGCAGTAATAGAAATATCTAATCTAGTTATCGCTGAAGTATCTGCTCGAAATCCAGACCAAATGGATATTTGACCTGCTCCATTGCGATCATTACCACCAAATATACGAAGAGTTTTATTTTTTGCACTTTCCGCATAATCCAAAATGTCAAAAATAACTGCACCAAATTGGTCTGCTGTTGCAGTCGAACCCGGAACTTGCGGTGCATAAATAGAGTTTTGTGCCGTATATCCAACGGCTCCAGCACTAGCTCCATCACCCGTTAAAGCGTGAGTAGCATAAGAAGCTGTAGAAACATTATTTGTCGTTATGGCTAATTGAACTGCTGCCCCCGCAAAAGTTCCTCTCGCGATGCCTCGTATTTGCAAATGTTTAAAAGTGCTTGGTATGGAATTAAAAGTGATCACACTCGTAGAGCCAGTTGAAGTTACAGTAGCAATAGATTCATAACTGGATAAAACTGCGCCACCTGATCCAGTAATACCTGCTACTAATGCGCCAATCATTAGGCTACTGACCCCACAACAGTCCAAGCGTTTGTGCCGGTCTTGATGCACACAGCAGCCTTGTATTGAGCAACAGTCGGGGAAGCTGATACCGCCCCCGCGCTGGTGACTGTCGTTGTGGCTGGTGTGACCGCATTGATGGTGAGAAGTCCAGCACCAGTATTAAGAATTGTTACCGCTGTTCCATTAGCAATTCCCGGAACGGCTGCATCGGTAGGAATGCTCACTGTCTTGGTGCTCGCGTTGGTCGTAATCACTAAAGTTTGGTATTGATCCGTGGAAGCAAGCGTGTATGTTGCTCCGCTTTGTGAGTTGAGCGTGTATGCAACCAAACCATTGAACATTGCAGAAGTGAGCACATCACCTGTTGCTGCTGGAAATCCTGTCGCCATTATTTCTCCTTAGGGTTAATATGATAGGACATTAGTGCCCAAAACGCCGAAATTTGACCCGAGCACAAATCCATCAATAATAGGTTCTAAAGTTGTGAAGGTAGTCCGCCATTGGCTTGGTCGAATATCGTGGCTTACCCCAAATATCTGGAAAGTTTTTTGGAGGGAAGTGCCGTTAGGTTGTTGCTGCTTGATGGTCACTGGGTCAAAGTAATCCAGCGTAAGTGCGGCAGTTACCCCTGCTGCGTAGTTAGCTGTCGTCAGATCAAGGGTGATGCTGTCTGCTCGAATGCTGGTGTCCTTGCGGCTGGCAACATAAGCCTTGGCATAGTTCATCGCCTCATCAGTGGTCTGCATGAGCAAATCACTTACATTGTAGGAATGCTTGAAATAGGTGGCAATACTGGTTGCATCGCTGGCAGTCTGCTTGGCTAGGCCGGTAGCCGTCACATTGGCTTCATTAAATATCTGGGCATCATTGAGAACCCATTGCAGCGAGCTGTAGGCAATGCCAGTGCCATCATCGGCAAAGACTGTGGGAGTACCCGCTACGCTGGCTGTAGTGAAGCTTCTCTGCTGGAATACGACTTGCCCTGAGGCATCCATGTACAGCGCGCCATACTCAGTGGTGGCGACTGTCTGCAGGGCTGCTAGAGCTGTTCTGGTGGTCGCTGGATCGGCTTGCACTGTGGTGTTGCCGGTGTCCACATCCCGCATACCAGAAGGCCAGCCAACAGTATTGAGAATGTCCCCGATGCGGCTGCCAGTGGTTTCCCCTGCTGTCGCTCCGGTCACTGTGGTTACTGAGCTGAGGTTGAGTAGCTGGAAGCCATCCACTGCGCTGATGGTGGTGTAACTGACTTGGCCGGTGTCTCTGCTCTGGGTGTAGTTATAGCCGGTGATGTAACCGCTGAACATGTTGTACTCAATGCCGGTAGCAGGATCAACTGCGCTAAGTTGAATCTTGCGTAGAGGCTGCAAGAGCGTGTAATACGGGCTGGAAGTGTTCTGAGGGTTGAAGTCACCATTCTGGTCTGCAATCTGAATGTTTGCCGTGCCAGTCTGAAAAACATCAGTTAGCGAGTTACGGCCTCTGCGTACTTGAGCTCCCTGTATCTGGTCAGACACATCCACAATGACTGAGGCACTATCGGCTAGCACATTTGTGCCAAGGATGCCTGAACCAATCAGGAATGCTTGCCCAAATGATGCGCCAGTGCTGAAATTGATAAAACATTTAAGCGTAGGGGTTGCCATTAGGGTGAACCAATATATCCGGATGGCGTAACGCTTAATCCTAAGCGGGTAGCTTGGGTAAGGCTTTGAGCGATAATATCGGCAAGATATTGTTCTGATCCAACTGCTCCGGCATTTACATTTACATTGATAGTTGGGGCTACTCCCGCCGCTGGAATGTTGCTAATGGTGTTTTGAGCATTGACCATTGGAGCTGTTGCCGTTGGTAAGAAATCAGCTACTGACGAAGTTTGATTTGGTGCGGGCATAGTGCCAGCAATGAAATTTACTGGAATGTTCACGGACTTGGCTTTGAGTGCAGCTAGGAACGCATCAAAAGCAGTCAATTGAGTCTGCCAGACTGCGTTGAGTAAATCATAATTGCTCTTGACGGCATCAAACTGCGCTTGCGCTGCATCAAGTACCTGCGCCTTGTACTGGCGGGCTTCCTCTAGTCGCTTGGCGGCTGCAACTGTCTGAATAGAATCAATGTCCTCGGTGAGCTTAAAACCAGCCTTGCGAGCTGCTTCCTCTGCCATAAGTTGTTCGACAGTTTTCTTTGTTCCTTCTGCGATTTGTGCGCCAGCTTCTTGGGATTTCTTCAATGCCACAACTTCAGCATTGCGAGCCGATATGACTTGTGCGCTTTGTGACTTAATTAAGGCTGTGTTGATTCGAGTTTGCTTGCCCTGCTTTTGCAATAGGCCAAAAATGGTCATGTTCTGCCATACCCATTTGCCAGTATTTTTCACAATATCTGGAATGTAATTGCCCAACTTCTGAACTGCCATGACTACATCAGTGAGGCCACGAGCCACATCCGCTATGTATAGAGCCATGCTCTCAAAACTTTTAGCCAACCCATCAACATTGCCTTGCGCGCTTACTAGCCTGTTGATTGAGTCAATGAGGGCAACACCTATGATTTCTTTGGCCTCATCTGCTGCCACCGCAATGCGGCGGAACTTGCCTTCTGTGGTAGCTGCTTCATTGGCAGCGAAACCAGCAAAGGTCTTGCGTAATTGGTCAAATATTTTCTTTTGGTCTTTGCTCTTGATGAGGCTCTGGTCAAGTCCTAAGCCAAGGCGTTGCAAAGAGGCATAGTTACCATCTAATGCCTTTCCTAGGGCTCCTGTGACCGCCTCAAGGCTTTTGCCGGTGGCTGCCGATACATCTAGGGCAAGTTTCAGATCATAAACTGCTTGGCTGGCTGAACCGGAACTTCTCGCTAATCGAGCAAGTGCTGGGCGTAGTTGATCATCTACGACACCATAGGCTGATTGCATCGAGGCAATTTGTTGCTCGGTAGCGATAACGGCTGCATCTGTAGCATTAGCAACATTGGCCAAGGTCAGGGCAAGTACTCGTTGGCTTTTCTCATCTTCAAGCGCATTCTTAATGCTTTGTCGTAGTGCTTTTTGAGCATAATAACTGGCTGCTGCGCTAGCAATGCCCCAATACTTTTTAGCATATTTGCCAAAGAATTCTGTGTCTTTTGCTAACCCTTTAAGGTCTTTTCTTGCGGCTCTTGTGGCTCTGTCTTTGTACTCACCAGTAATAATAAATCTAGCCATGCTTTGCCGCCTCTGCGTTGAAGTCTTGCTGCAATTTTAGCTCAGCCTCATAACGAGCTCTTGCAATGTCTTTCTTGGCTTGTCCAGCATTTTCGATACCTGCTCGGATCAATGCTCGACCAATGCCCTTGCGTACAAAGTAGAATTGCTGCGCTTTATCCTTAAAATCTAAACTGGCCATTGGGTTGCGGCTGTACTGGGCGCGTGGATTGAAGAGAACTACGCCAGCTTTCTCAAAGATATTACCGGCAGGGTTTTTTTGTTCCACATAAACAGTTTGACCCCATCCATTGCGGGTTCTTCCTGTTTTTTGTTTCCCAGTGCGCAAACCTGAGCGCATCTGGCCACTTTCCCAACGGGGAAACACGCGACCTGCGTTATTGGCGTTCATGCCGTTCATTACTCTGCCGGTGGCTGGTTTTGCCCAATTGGTTAAACCTGTCGGCGGGCTGTCGGGTATGTAGCCGCGGGCATTCTTGCGGATTACTCCAGCGGCTTTGTTGATTGCTTTATTTAGCTTTTTGTAGGCATTCTCATCAAACAGCTTTAAGGCTCGTTCGAGGTCTTTAACCCCTTCTAGCCTTATCGATTCCACTGTTCTTGTGCCTTTCCTCTAACGCTCCCTTAAGAGCTTTGTACATCCAATAATCCATTGCCAATAGCTCGTTCGGGCTGATGCCAGTGGCCAGCGCGATCACTGCGACCTCGTAGGTTCTAGTGTCGCGCGTTAGCCATTTGGGTCATCAAAGTCCAACTCCACCAAGTCAATGGTGTCCAAGAAGCCATCCTCAAAGGGTTTCACCTGTTGAGTTTTCTTCAAGCAGAGCCATGCTAGGTAGTAGATGTGCTCTTGCTTTTCTTCGTTCCTGAGTACCTTGGCAAACCCACCACCAGCCCACTTCTCAAATTGCACTTCGATAGCGGGCGTGATGGTGTGGCTGCTTACAGTTCCATCAGTCTGAGATATCTTCAGCTTCATGGTTTCCCTTCGATTTAGTTATTAGGAAATCGTCTTAGCGATTGTGCCTGATACCGGCCATGTGACCGATACAGTGGCAAGCTCGCCAACACTATAAACCTGTGGCCATTGCGACACTAGGCAGGTCATTGTGTAAAGCGGGTTGCTGGCAGAAGTAGCTCCTGCAGCTGGCTTGATGGTAACAGTGGTGGTCGTACCAATGAGGCCGTTACCTGCAGTTGCTCCACCAATGGTCTGATTGACCTTGGAGGATGCAAAGTCTGCATTGAAGTCAATAGAAATCGAGCTGTTCTCAAGTCCTGCAATGTACTTGTGACCGCCGTCACCCATTGCGGTAACTTCTAGTTGGTCAAACTCTTGCGAGATGGTAACGCTTGAAACATAGGTGCTGAGATCAACTGAATTAACAGTTAATTGGACACCATTACCGAGAAATGTTGCCATTAGTCTTTTTCCTTTGCTTTCTTAGTTGCTGGTTCGATGTGTCCGTTCTCAACTAGATACTCAATGTTCGAGCCTTCCAGTTCTCCGGCTGTGACGATTTCTCCCTTGCTGTGGCCAGCAATAAGTGAATCGCCAATAACTTTGTATTCCATTTTAGCTCCAACTCGTCATGATCTGAAGTGAAACATCCGCGCTCATCAAATCGCCTGAAGGAAGCGTAAATAGCTGTGGTGCGGAAACTGTGCGTAT